ATAAGCTAGCAGTTCACAATATCGTCAACTATAATCCACTCTATTTCTAATAACATAATACAACGAATCCGAAACCAAAGCAATAGCTAATTCAACAATCTTGTGGATAACTTTTCCGTGAACTTTGCCCGGGCCCAGCGGGACATGGACCAAATTCATCCGCGGACCAATTGTCATGCTTCCAGGAGTTTGGGAGTTTCAGCCTCCTAACAGGTGCTGGAGGAACATCCAGATGATCAGGATCTTGATGGGCATTAACATTATAAAAAACGGCATATTTCCTTTCTTTTTCTGGACTGCAGCTTCACCTGCAGCTCCTGGTTATACTGGGAGATGACGCTGCTGTCAACCTCCCGGGCAAAAAATATTTGGCGGAGTTCTGCCATTCTTCACAGCTCTCGACTTCGGAGTTTTACCGGGCGCGCCCGGTGCGTTCCAGCTCAGTCCTGAAGTCATCCAAAAAATGGCGGACTTCCGGGAGTTTGGGAGTTTGGGAACGCTAACCAGGATCCCGGTCATCCGAAGCGTGGTCCGGGCTCCACAATAAATGGCGGATTTCCGGGAGTTTGGGAGATTCGCGTCAGGAGTTTAACGCTGCGCGCCCGGCGCCCGGGAAAGTTATCCACAGGTTATCCCCGCGACATATTGTCGCGGGAGTTTGGGAGTTTGAGCCTAGTTAGTTTGTGGCTTCATTATATCTCTTATCATATTAGAGTATACACTACCCCTTGATTCTTTCTCGTCTTCTTCGTGTGCCTTTTCCACACGCTTTGCATTTCGTGTCATAACAGGAACAACCCCATCATAATGATTCGCAATTCGTTTTAATGTTTCATTAGTTTCTTCTTGATTGTCAGCAATCCTATTGAGTGCTTGACTTATACTATCGTCGACTACCATATATCCTACTTTCTATTTCTAGAAATAGAGAATCCAAATCCAGTAGATCGAGGTGAAACAAGAATCATCATCTCTATTTCTATTTGTATTATACCACAAACTTATCCACAATGCAAGACATCATTTGAAGTATTTTCCTGTTGGGACTGGGAAGTTAATCCCGGGCTGCGTGGACAAGAACCGTGATCCAAGATCCACGGAAAAATGGAGGAACTCCGGGAGTTTGGGAGTTTGACCTTAGCTGCCTGGAAGGCATGGGCCGGGAACGAGATCCACGCTTCAAAATTATTTGGCGGATTTGCTGGAGTTTGAGAGTTTGAGAGTTTGGTTCGCGCGCCGGGCGCCCGGTGCGACCCTGGGACTTATCCACAGGTTATACACATTAAGAGGGAGTTTGGGAGTTTAAGAGCTTGACAAGGTCCATATCCGCGATTTTTCCCTCGTATAACCCGGGCACTTGGTCTATGGTCTTTTGGCCCAGGTCCTCGATGCTCGCCCCATGAAACAATTTGACGTGGCCCTTCCCAAGTCCGCCAACCAGGATATAAACTGGTGCACCATGTATATAATAGATCGTATTCCACGCCCTTTGGAAGACTGAAAACTTTACCTTATTATTAGGCTGAACTATCTTCAGTTCAATTGTGAAGAATCCTGTAACATTGTGAAATATTAGGCAATCAGGGAATCCTGGAGTAACATAGCTTTCAAGGCGTGAAACAAGGTATCCCTCACCATCCTTTAATAACTTCTTGAAACTCTTCCAAAGCCTTGTTTCCGGCTTTACGGTCATACTTCGTCTTGTCTCTCACCACTCTTGGTCGATACTTCGGTGATGTCCTTAGGTCCTTCGCTATCGGATTCCTTTTCGACCGATAGGATAGTCTTATTATTTTCTTTCCTAAATTTTCCATCCAATCCTAACTCCTTTAATGATTTTAAAACTTCTTCACGGGACATAGAATCAATGCTTCCTGTCCTGATTTCTTTCCTATCAATGTACAGTCCCGCAGCCTGCCCTCGCAAGCGCTCAGCATTAACAGCAGCACTAAAAGACTTTTCCACCAGTGACTTCTCGCGAAGCCTAGCCAACTCCTGTACATGCTTTTGCAATTTAACTTCATGTGTTTTCTCCAATTCAGCCCTTCTTTTAATGACAGCATCCACAACCTTTGGGTATCTCTTTCCATTTAATAATACTGATGAGGTCACATTAGCGGATGCCTCTGAATACCCAGCTTGCCTTGCGCATTCCGTTGGAGTCAATCGCCCTTCATTCTCAGCGTAGATCTTGACAAAGACTCGTTGCTTATCGGTGAGTCCATCACTCTTAATTGGGTGTTTTAGGGCTCCTCCTGTCTGCCTTGTTTTAGCCACAATGGTGGCACCAGTAGTGGCACCTCTCAGCCTTTCATCTACCATCTAATTCCCCGCTCTATAGTTGAGTTTTTACTCATTTGTTTTATTATAATCAACAAAAGTTGCTTGCGTCGTTTAGAGTAGTGCCACAGTGGTGCCACCATATAAACCATTGATTTACATAGGTTAATCAAGAATTGTGGCACCATGGCACCATATCCCGGTCTTTTTGAAAATAAAAAAAACATTTTAGCAAAATATACACTATAGGTGACACATTACAAGATGAAAAGTGACCGATTTGCGCCATTCCGTTTTCCTATCCAGTGGCGCCTCACCAATTGATGTATTAAAGCGTGAATATTGCTCTTGGATCGCAGTCCAATGAGCTGCTTCAGCTCCTCATAAGACGGGGAGTGTTTGTTGGCTGCAATGAAATCCTTGATGATGTCGTAGAGCTTCTTTTGCTTGGGTGTCAACCCTTCTTTAACGGGGCTCTTTCCATCCTTTTGCGTCTGGGTGTCCATAATAATCCTTCCTTACTTTAGCATACATTTCGTTTGGACCCAACTCCTGAATTGTCTCAGGGGTGATTGAGTCGTACAACTCGCGTTGCAATTTCTTTTCCTCGGCTGTTAGTTTTTTAGGCCTATAGTGCCTTCCATGCTGCTTGGCCCACGTTATCCTGATCCCAGGTGGTGGCCTATTGAGTGTGACACCATTCTTGTTCTGGTGTGATCCAGTCCAGCTTCCTGGAGCGTAATGCTTTTCCAGTACATACTGGTAGCACTCCTTATTGGACGCGAACTCAACGACTTCCTTGCTGAGCAACTCGGCGTCCTTCCACACGTTAATCTCGTATTTGTCCATAGCTTTTTTCCAAATATTCTATTTTTTTCACCCAACCCTTTGGTATGGTTATATACCTTCCGCCTTCCTTGTCCTCTTCCTTCGTCTCCTGCGGATCCATGCACCAGGATCCAATGATTGTAACTCGCTCATCATCATTCCTTATCATCCATCCAATGTCAACGCACGTCGCCAGCTTGGCATCGCGCATTTTGCTCAGAGGCACCCATCCCGTATCGCCGTCCATGGCGTCCATCCAGGTAATGCGGACCATCGGCCAGCAGTCCGGATATTTACTCGAGGGTAATGTGCTCTTCTTTTGTTTCGTCTCCGCTTCGTTCGAATTTTGCATTGTCCTCATCATCCCTGTTTTTATGTCCTTCCATTACCACTTCCATGATCTGTGCTTTCGTCTGTAGACGAACCTCATAATCCTGAAATACTACCACCCAAAAGCGCGCTTCGCCACCTGTACTTGTTGTGGCCTTTCCTGCCTTGAAGTTTTCCACTGTCTTGCGGAAACCCATGGATAATAGTTCCAATAACCTAGACTTAAACAGCACACGATCGGACATGTCCTCAAAACGAACGTACCAGGAAGGCTTCTCCGTCAACCCCGTCTTTGGATTGATGGCGCCGTCTTCCACCTGAAACATATCTATGATCTTCAGTGTTGCCATTAGTTCATCGTATCCTTGTTATTCCAGTTCATGGAGACTGAGGAATACTTGTCCTGCAGCTCCTTTTCATCGAAGTCCTTCATCACCGAAGCCTTTCGACGCTCCTGATAGCCTTTTGCAAAGTTATCAACTATCTCCATCAGCATCATCGTTGGGAACTGGACCCCGTAGACCTTAACATGTCCTAATTTGTTAAGAACTTCCCCGAAATCGTCATTCTCCTCCTCGCACTTGCGAAGAATCTCCTTAAT